TATATAGTAAAAATACAGAAAACAAAAATTAAAGATGAACAAAGAGTAATATATAAATTAATAGAATATAATAATGATTATAAAATAAATTATGATGAGTTATCAGAAGAATTCAAAAAACAAATAAATAACAATGAACATATAACATTAGATTCTTTTATAAGTAAATATAAGAAAACAAAGAAAAAATTAAAAATAATACAAGAAGATAAAGATGATGATAAACAAGAAGACAAGCAAGAAATAAAAATAAAAATAAAGAAAATAAAAAAATAATAATTTTTTTAAAGGTTTACTTACTGTTTATAACCAAATTTTATAATTGTAATACCTAAAGTTATCCATAAAATTAGAGCAAAAATGGTAATATAATTTACAGGAATAGTTTTGTTGTAATATCTAATTAATAATATAGATGTTATAGCGGTTGTTACTAATATATCTGATAAAATAGCACCTTGGAAAAATTTTTCTCTTACTTTATCATTTAGTAAAAAAAATGATGTTATTAGAGATACTGGAAAAGCGCCTACTAATCCTGAATATACTGGAGGAAAAACTGTAGATACATATTTACTGAAACTTATTATAGAACCTCCTATTAAAAAAGTTTTTAAATATTCTGTCATATAATTTAAATAAATATTAAAATATATAAATATATAAAAATATAAAAATTTTATATATTTTAGTATATAAATGGATAATAGCTTTATAATTTTATTACAAGAAAACTTAGATAGTAAAATTATAGAAAATTTTCTTAATAATGTAGTTTCAGTTAATGATAAAAAAATGAATATATTATTTGAGTGTTTATTCAATAATTATTTATTAATATTATTTACAATAACTTGTTTCTCTACAGTATTTTGCTGTCAAAATCGAACAATGTATAAATACAGATTAATAACCCAAGAAGAAAATAAAGATGAATTTGTTAAGGGAGTTCTTGTTTAATTACTTATAGTATTTCCATATATAAAATATGGGTTGAAATAAAATAATGGAGGCTGTGAATAATTAATTTCATATGATTCTTCTGGTTGTTCACTATTTTCTTCTTCTCTTACATCTGAATCATTATCATTATTTTCAATAGGTTCTATATCTTCATCTTCAGGTTCTTCATCTTCAGGTTCTTCATCTTCAGGTTCTTCATCTTCAGGTTCTTCATCTTCAGGTTCTTCATTAGTTTCTTGATTAATATTTTGTAATAAATTATCCACTAAATTACTATATTCTATGTTAATAGTAGTATTATACCTATATATTAAATGTATATTATTTTCATTATCTCTCTTTTTTGTTACAAAAGGCTGTGCATAGTTTGGATTCAATCTATGAAATCTAATTAATTTTTGAGTTAATATTATACTTGAATTAAATTTTAAATCTGGATTTAATGAATATAATGATTTTAAATATAATTCTAGATATGGTTTATTAAAATTATTTACTAGAATATTTGGTGGAAAGAAAAAATCAATACTGATATTAGCATAAATAAAATAATCAGCAATCATAGATAATATATATTTATGTTTTTCAATTATATTATCTGATTTTATAAAATTGCTTATGCTGTGCTCTCTTATATAACATTCATTATATAATCTAAATTGTTCTAAATCAAAATTAACAATAAATAATTGGTGAAATAAATAAGGAATTAAAAGTGGACTTTCTTTAATTTTAAAATAAATATAATACAATTCTCCCTTATTAAAAGGAATATTTGTATAAGGATTTTTTATTTGTTGTGGGGTTGAAATAAAATTTTGATCATATGTTAAAGCATTATTAATAATATTTATTATATCAGATATTCTAAATTTATATATAGTTTTATCTTTTTTACAAAATACAGAAAATAGTATTTTTGATTTTAAAGTATCAAAATCATTCATACATAAGTCATAATTCATATCAAAAATTTTAGCCTTATGTCTTTTATATAAAAAACTGATTCTATTCAAAGAATTATATGTTTTTTGTGTTTTTGAAAAAATATCGAATAAATATTTTTTATCTTCTTCGCTTAATTTATCATTTTGTAAAATATAGTAATCAAAATAATTAATTCTATAATCTGTTTCAGTATTATAATTTTGTCTTTTATGAAAAATAACAGCACTTACATAATTGTATATATGTAATATTAATATATTATCACTGTAGTTATTAATATTATCTAAAAATTCTTCAAGAATAATATTTGAAGTATATTTATTATATTTTAAAAAAAGACTAGTAAAAATTTCCATATTATACTAATATAATATGTATTAATATATTTAAATAAAATTAAAATAATAAGAAATGATTTACATTTATAATTAAAATAATTTTTAAATAAAAATAACGATGGCAAATCATTGTGTTTGGCTTTCCATTGATCCTGTTCGTCGCAAGGTTGATTTTTATCCAAAACCAATAGCAAAACAAAATCAACAATATGCGAACTCAAAACATAATGTTGAAGTTAGTTAGAAATTTTTGTAAAAAAAATATATAAAAAATATTTGAAAACATTGTTCAAAAATATTTAAATTAGATTTGGTTTAACTATTTTTTTTTATTTTAAGCAAATGGATCATAATCATTATCATCACCTATATCAACAGCTTTAATATTATTAATAGTTGTTTGAATACCAATATTTGTAATATTACATGGATCATTTGGATCAGCAATATCAGCAAATTCTTTACTAATTATTTCATTTGGATCTTTTTTACTCCAAATACTTTCTTCTTCTTCATTTAACATTTTGTTAATATCTAACATAACTTGGAAAGACGATGTTCCAAAATAACCTTCTTGACCACACATAACATTTGCAGATACACCCTTCATATTATCTAATTCAGCATGTCTTGCTGCTTTTAAAAACATTTCTGGCGTTTCTTCAAATGAAGCTTTAGCAATGGGGCCAATGTTATCATTATTAATACCATGACGGAAAATAGATGTTAATTTATAATTACAAGTCATTCTATCACATAACAGACTCAAATGATGATAATTAATATAGGTGCTATCAAATTCAATAACTTCTGATAATTCATTGAAAATTGATTGTCTAGCCGCTTCTTCACCTAATACTCTATAAATTTCTTGAATATCGTTAGTAACAGTATTATTTACATCAATGTTATCTAAAGCTAGAATTTCTAATAGATTTGTTCCAGTTGTATCTAATACCCAAATATCTTTCTTTTCATAAGAATTATCAGTTGGTTCTAAATAATCCACAATTTTTCGAATTAGAACATTTGAAATATTTTTGATACCTCTTAATATTACATTATCTAGTAACTGTTCTTGGAAATTCTTTAATAGATAAATTTCATCAGATTGATCTAGAGATAGTGGGTTAATTTTCTTTTTATTTTGAACAATACTGTTAATGCGAATTCTGAAAATTAATTTATCAGAATTAAAATCACTATAAATACAGTTAACATCCGTATGGTAAATACTTTTAATAGCAAAATTAATATCTTCCATTGTAATATTTCTTTCAAGCATTTCCATATCATTCATTTCTAAGCGAATAACCCATTTAGATTTTTGTTTCTCATCTACTTGTTTAATTTCATTACATTCTTCAATCATATTAGCAAATTCATAATATTCCTTTAATGTTTCTTTATCTTCTTGAATATTAGTTGAAGAATCATCTGGATCAAAACAAATTGAAATACCTTTTACGATATGTCTTAATTTAGCGTGTTCAATTTCGTGAAGAATTTTTTTGGCTTCATTTTGATTAGTATAAATATTTTTTGGAAGGAAAATTGTACATGAAGGGTTCTTTGGATTTTCAGATAATGATAGAATTTCTTCAATTCTTGGAACACCACGAGTTACATTTGATTTGGATGCTACACCAGCAAAATGGAAAGTGTTAAGAGTATTATGAACAATTATACCATTATCTTCCATAAAAGTCTGATTTCCTGGAACCGTAAAATCATAAACATATTCATTCTGATCAGGTGTATAAATTTCAATATTCGTAATTTCATCCCAAATAATATTAGATTTTGCTGCTTGTTCTAATAATTTAATTTCATCTTGTAAAATATTTTGTTCTCGAATTTCATGTTTGAAAATATTAATATATTTCTCTAATGTTCTTCTTCCAATTGATTTCTTATTTTTCCATCTTCCATAATTTCGACTTTGACCTGGTAATTTTAATTCTTTACCACATTTAGCAATGATTTCACCAAGTCCTTCAATTTTATCAATATCATTTGATAAGCTATGAATATTACACCGATTTACATAATTACATAATTCTTCTAATTTATCTTCTTTTAATACTGAACCTATGTTTTCTTTATACATAGTAGCATAACTAGATGAAATAGCAAAGTGATATAATGGTTTATTTTGTCTAACATTTTCTATTAATGTAGTAAATATATCAAAATAATTGAATAATAAAGATAAATCTTTGATTAATCTTTCACTTCTAGAACAAGCGCGAATTTCATGATGATTTTTATCACAATTAATATTTCCATCACCATCCATATATCCTTGTAAAACAGCGGCTTTACATTCTAATGGAGCTGTAAATATAAATTCAGGAACTTTTTTTTCATAAGAATTTTTACCACAATTTTCTAATAAGAATTTAGCAAATTCTTTATTTTTAAATTTACTTTTTGTAGATGGACCATATTCTCCAGGAGTAGTATCTAAATATCCTATTGTATTAAATAATTTGGCGATTTCTAATGTGCTATTAATATAATGTTTATGAATATTTGTTATAGATATTTCATTACCACTACAATTGCCCTCTGCTAAATATGCCCCAATAAACCAACCTAATTGTTTATCTAAATTATATTTATTATTTCCAATTTCTACACTATTAACAACAAATTTATTATCAATATGCTTACAAACTGGTATACGCATTCCAATTGTTAATTCAGAACCTTTGATGGGTTCAACATGATGTTCTTTTCTACACAAATGACTATGACTTAACGTGGTTGTCACAGCTCTACCACTTTTTGTCTTAATTGTCATTAAATCACCATTAACTGGGTGTCTACTAAAATGCGAAATACGGTTCCATGATGTTGTTTCATTTTTATCAACCCCAACAATATAATATTGTTCATCTAATTTATCCAATAAAGTTTCAACACTATTTGGATGTCCAGTTGGAAATGTATATTCTGGATATTTTTCAATAAAGTTATCACATAATTCACCAATTTTAATAGTTTTGTGACTGACAATGTCATTTTTCGATACGATAATTATTTTTTTGACAGCATTTCTCGTCTCTGACATTTGTGTAGTTGGTTCACCGATACTTTGCGCCGCAATCATACCAACCATTTCTCCAGGGGCAATAATTGATTTTTTATAAGTTAGTAAAATTGTATCCAGTAAATAAATTAATGATTTTTTATTGAATCTTTTATTAAATAGTAAATCTTTAGGTGATAAATAGTAATAATATAATATTTTAAATAGTTGATTAGGTTTAGCGTAGTAAATTTTATTTAACTTTTCAAAATATTCTTCGATAATGTTATAACATTCAAGTGGAGAAATATCAATCAATGAGTTACCATCAAATACTTGTTGACCCATAATATTATTAATAATGTATGTGAATCCAACTGGCATGTGAATAGTTTTATTATCTTGATTCTTGAAAATTTTTTCTACAATATCTTTTTGAGCATTCATCAATAGTTCAATGTAAATTTTATTTTTCTTATTAAATTCATTTAATTCACTTTTAAATTTCTTAGTAGCATCCTTTGATAATATACTGATAATATTTTTATCTTTATCACTCATTGGTAATTGATAATGATTATATATATCTTCTTTTGTCATTTTTACAATTGGTAACATTTGAAATTCTACTTTTACAGGATCAAAATTATCATCGCCATAATGAAATTGTATAATTTTATTTTTATTATTTCTAACTGTCATATCATATGATACTTTTAAATCTTCAAGACCTTTAATTAAACGTCGTTGAATATAACCAGTTTGACTAGTTTTTACAGCTGTATCAATAAGACCAACTCGACCACCCATAGCATGAAAGAATAATTCACTGGGACTTAATCCACCAATAAATGAGCTTTCTACAAAACCGCGAGCTTCAGGCGAATCGTCATATTTATTGAAATGAGGTAATGTTCTATTTTCAAAACCATACGGAATACGTTTACCATCAACGTTTTGCTGTCCTAAACAAGAAATCATTTGTGAAATATTTAAGTCACTGCCTTTAGAACCAGCATTAACCATAATAACAAAACGATTATCCTTACTTAAACTTTTTCTTCCGATTTTTCCAGCTTCAAGAGATGCCTTATTTAAAACATTATTGACTTGTGTTTCAAATTCATTAACTGTTAATTTACCAGTTTTGTTTTCAAAAATACCTAAGTGAGTTTGATCAATTAAATTATCAACATCACGTTTTTTGTCAGCAATTACATCACTAATAGACTTATTGGTTTCATAGTTAGCAATTAAATCACTAATACCGACACTATAAGCATGGGTTTTCATATATTCCGTTACAATAGATTGAAGATTATCAATGAAATCACTTGAAGCCATATTACCATAATCATTACAAATTCTTTGAATTAAACCCTTAGAGCCATCTCCAAAAACTCCTTTTTGTAATTCACCTCGAATATAATTTCCATTATAAATTTCAACAACATGATTAGATGTTTTGTAATCTTCACTATCATCAAAATTTTTAAGTTTATATTTCATAGTGATTGGTGGAATAATTTGTGAAAGTAAATTATAGTTACTAATTTTTTCATTATTGAAAATACTAGTATCAATATTTTTAAGACCAATAACCAAGTTCATTGCTTTTCTCTTATCAAAACTAATATTTTCTTGACTGAATAAGTAACTTCCAAGCATAGAATCTTGGAAAATACCAACAATTGATTTATTGTTTGCTGGACTAATAATTTGATATGGGACAGCAGCTAACATTTTTAGTTCCATTTCTGATTGTTCATCTTGAGGCATATGTAAGTTCATTTCGTCGCCATCAAAATCAGCATTATAGGGTTTAGTATCACCAACATTCATTCTAAATGTATCACCTTGAGGCATAATCTTGACAATATGACACATCATAGACATTTTATGTAAAGTAGGTTGTCTATTAAATAAAATAGCGTCACCATTCATCATATGACGATGAACTTTATCACCAACTTGTAAATTAATTGACTCTCTATCAACATATTTTAACGAAATGGATTCGCCGTTCTTTTTCTCTAAAATTTTAGCGCCTGGATAAATATCAGGTCCATTTCTAACAAGTTTTAATAAATAATTCATATTTTTATTATTAACAAAAATTGGTTTTGTTAAATTCTTTGCAATTTTTAAAGGAACACCTAATTCTCTAACAGAAAGTTGCGGATCTGGTGTAATAACCGAACGGGCGCTAAAATCAACACGCTTTCCCATTAGATTACCTCTAACACGTCCTGTTTTACCATTTAATCTTTCTTTAATAGATTTTAAAGGTCTTCCTGATCTTTGAGCAACAGAAGCAACTCCAGGAATTTTATTATCTACTAAAGTTGCTATATAATATTGTAGAACGGTTTCCCAATCATCAATAACATTTGAATTCGCATTTTGCGCAATTTTATCAGCCAAAGTATTATTTGCTTTAATAATATTAACAATAATATGACTAATATCATCTTCGCTTCTTTGTTGTGAATCATGTTTTACAGAAGGTCTTACCGCCGGAGGTGGAACAGCTAAAACTTGGCAAACCATCCAATCGGGTCTTGACCAAATTGGACTAAAACCCATAAAATTTACATCTTCATCACTAATTCTTTTAAAATTTTTAATAACTCTTTCAGGTGTTAATTTAAGTGAAATTTTACTATTTTCATCATCTGTAGCATCATTATCTACCCATTCAGCAATAATTGTTGCTAATCCTTCTTTCTTAATTTTATTAGGTTGTTTTGAATTACATCCATCTTCTGTGTCTTCACCGCAACGTTTAATTTTACTAGCAATAGAGAATATTTGATTCCATCTTTCATCTGGCGACATTTTCATAAAATATTTATATTTTTTTTTATTAATTAAGCATTTACTACATTTAATACAAGTACAACGTAGAATCTTGATAATTGTATTTAAATATTGAATATAAAATACTGGTCTTGATAAATTAATATGTCCAAAATATCCAGGTGTTTGCATATAGTCTAAACCATCTGTTGGACAAATTAATCCTGGTTCTAATACTCCCATTCTTGGATCAAATAATCCTCCGATTACTGGTTTATTATTGATATATGTGTCTCTACTAGTTATTTCTGCGACAGATCCTTTTTTAATTTCTTCTGGTGATAAAATACTAAATTGAATGCCGATAATTTTTGATGGAATTTTTTTTTCATTATTTTCAATTTTAGACATCTCCTTATATTAATAAAATAATATTTAGATTGTTTTATTTCATCAATTTTTTATTTTAATTTAAAATTGAATATATAAAAATAAAATTACATTATACATATAAGAAGTATGGTAATTGAAAAAAAGCGAAAATTAAAGATTCACAAATATAATACACGTCATAAAAATAATAAAAATAAAAATTATATTTATGAAAGTGATAATAGTGAATCTGATGAAGATGATGAATGGTTACCAAATAAAGATTATTCTAGTGATGGTGAAGTAAGTGGTGATAGTGATAATTATACTGATTGTAGTAGTGATGATGAGATTGTAAATAAATATAAAAGTAAAAATAAAAAACAAAAATTTAATAATGAAAAATTTACTGAATTATTATCAGAGTTATATCCTTCAAAATATATGACAAATAAAGTAAAAAATATGAAAAAGAATAGAAATAATAATAATCTTGTATTAGAAATAATTGATATTGATGGTAGTAAAACTAATATTGAAAAATATCAAGATAATAGAGAGAGCGAAGAAGAAAGCGAAGAAGATAGTGATGTGGAAGATAATGATGAAAGTGAATATGATAGTGAATATGACAGTGAAAATATTAGCCACGATGAAGATGATTTAAAAAATAAAAAAATTCTAAATACAAAAGAAACATTATATAAATTTAAAAATTTAGCAAATGAACTATTGGCTAAAGATAAAAAAAATAAGTTAGCAAAACAACTATTAAAAAATAGTAAATGTGAAGAAAAAAAGTTAAATAAATTAACAGAAGGAAAAGAAAGAGAAAAAAATTTAAATGAATTTAAAAAAATAGTCAAATACAAAACGCCGGTTGACTCTTTCAAATATTTCAAAAAATCATTAACTGTTGAAGAACAAAAAATTTTAATTGAAACAATAAAAGAAATTAATAGTGATGATAATATTGAAAAACCCTATTTATTTAAATTATTACAATTAGAAATACCAAAAAAATATAAGGAAATTGCTTTAAAAAAATTCAATATTTTATCTTCTATGGATTCTGGTAACGGGGAATATTATAAAATTAAAACTTGGTTAGATACTTTTATCAGTATACCATTTAATAAATATAGTAATTTACCCATTACTATGAATGACGGTCTTGATAAATGCCATGAATATATGTCTAATTGTAAAGCAAGTTTAGATGATGTTGTTTATGGTATGAATGATGTTAAATTACAAATAATGCAACTTATTGGACAATGGGTTGTTAATCCAGATGCTATAGGAACTGCTATAGCTATTAAAGGACCAATGGGAACTGGTAAAACTACATTAGTAAAAGAAGGTATTAGTAAAATATTAAATAGACCATTCAATCTATTAGCATTAGGTGGAGCAACAGATAGTAGTTATCTAGAAGGTCATAGTATTACATATGAAGGTAGCACGTGGGGGAAAATTGTAGATATATTAATTCAAAGTAAAACATCAAATCCTATTATATTCTTTGATGAATTAGATAAAGTAAGTGAAACACCAAAGGGTGAAGAAATTACAGGTATATTAACACATTTAACTGATACTACACAAAATTCTAATTTTCATGATAAATATTTTTCGGAAATAGAATTAGATTTAAGTAAATCACTATTCATTTTTAGTTACAACGATGAAAGTAAAATTAACCCAATTTTATTAGATAGAATGTATAAAATATCAATTAAAGGTTATGAAACAAAAGATAAAATAGTTATTGCTAAAAAATATTTGCTACCAAAAATTTATAAACAAATTAATTTCAATAAAGAAGATATTATTATAAACGACGATGTAATTAAATATATTATTGAAAATTATACTGATACAGAGGATGGTGTTAGAAATTTAAAAAGATGTTTAGAGATTATATTTACTAAATTAAACTTATTTAGATTAATGAAACCTGGTGAGAATTTATTCGAAGAAGTTTTATCTATTAAGATAGAATTCCCACTTATAGTGAGTGAAAAATTAGTAAAAGAACTTATTAAGAATAAAAATTCTTCTGATGAGAAATGGAAATTAATGTATATGTAATTATAAAATTATAGAATTATTTAATTACATAAATAGTTTTATTGTTATTATTAAATAGAAATAATAATCAAATACGTTTTAAATATGAAAAACAATTTTCATCTTTAAATTTTTTATCATCATTTTTTAAATATTTTGTATATAATTTTATAGGATTAACATTAATTAGAAATAATATTTTCATGTATATTAAAAACACTATTATATTAATTCCTATATATAGTTTTTTATCTCTATTATAAAATATAGTAATTAATATGTAATCTATTAATAATATCCCTAATCTTTTAGAATTAAATTCAAGAGAGAAAGGTGTAAAAAAGAAACAATTATTAATGAAATTAGAGGTGATGATTTTACTATATTTAAAAAATATAATATGCACCATATATGTAACTATCTACAATAAGCTAAATTTTGACAATGTATTTTTGTTTTTATCATTTATAAATTTAGGTTTATTAATTATTTTAATAATTATTTTATTAATTATTTTAATTTTATATTTAAAAAATTGAAATAATGTTTAATAACTTTTAGTATATAAAATTATTATAGAAAATCTTAATAATGGAAATAGAAAACTGTGTTGATTGCGACAATGAAGAAAATTTAGAAGAACTTGTTAAATTAAAATTTTTACTAAAAGAAGTTACAAAAAATTTGTCTGAATTAAATAGTATAAAAATTTCTCCTAAAAATTTAGAATTACAAAAAATAAAACAAGATATAGAATCATCTATGAATATAGATACGCCTTCTACATTTAACTCTACATCAAATTACCTTTCAAAACAAGTTGAAGCTTATTTGAAAAAACATTGTAAACATAATTATATTGAAGATATTTATGATGTTGGAGAATGCGGTTCTAAAAAAATTTGTTATTGTAACAAATGTTTTGATGGTTATTAAATAAATAAAATATTAATCTACTTGAACCTTTAATGGTATAATTAAAGGAACAATATAGTTATGATGTAACATTTTTCTAATATTATTACTTATATTTCTCTCTATTGTATATATTCGTGTTCTATAATTATTTAATTTTTTTTAGAGTCATAAAAATCTACTTGTGTATTTTTTAATGATTTTTTATATTCTATAAATTCATTTTTTATACTTTTGACATTATCTTCCATATTTTTGATTTTGTCAAAATACTTTTTTAATTTTTGTCTGATTTCTTCTTCATTACTATTTAATTTATTTTTTGAATATGCGTATTTTTTTTAAATCATTATAAATAGGTTAGTTTTATAATTTATTTGATGATAATATTTTTTTTCTTCATAATTGTTTACTTCTCTATTTCCACAATGAGGATAAGCATTGTTTCCATTTCTAAACCAATTGACTATACAATTACTATGATATACGTGACAACATTCTGATAATTTATATATTATACATTCTTCATGTGATAAATTTATATTATTTGGATTATAAGTGATCTATATATAGATAATTTATTATTCTTTATAATAATAAAAATCTTTCAATTCTAAATTCTAATATAAAATCTGGGTTTATATATTCTATAAATTTTGCATTAAAAATGCTTTTTATCATATATACTTCATTAAATAATTCAGTATAAAGATTTATAGTAGATGCTAAAAATGAGTCATAAAATATGGCTACCTTAATATTATTATTAATATTATTATTTTTTCTATAAAGAATTAAATTTTTTATATCATCCCAATATAATGATTTTTTATCATAATTATCACTAATGTTTTTTAAATTTTTATCTAATAATTTTATATTGTTATTTTTATCATATATTTTTTTTTTACTATAAATAGTATTAATTATACTAATATCTTCATCTACAAAATAAAAATTTTCTTTTGTTTTTGTGGCTATATTTGTTCCTATATTTACTCCTTGTATCAAATCTCCATTACCAATTACTTCTTTCATTTTAATGTCAAATTCTCTGGTTTTTATATTAATATTTAATTTTTCACATATTATTTTACATGCCTCATTATAAAATTTTAACATTCCTTTTAAATTAATATGTGTATCAGTTTTATAAAATTCATTTACATCAAATAATTTAGTGCTATCATAAAATAGATCGAAAAAATTTAACTTATAATAATTCATTTTATCTCTATTTATTATTTTATATTGATTTGGTAAATAATCTTTACATATGATTTCTTTATCAGGAAACATAAAAAATAATATTTTTTTTGATTTTATATATTCATCATATCTTTTAATACTATTTATATTAAATAATGTTCTATAATTACAATGATTTTCTAATGATCTACAAGCATCGTTAATTAAGAATAAATAATCATCTTTACCAAATAATGTTTTTATTTTATTTTCTTCATTATAAGGATTTGTATTTTTAATATTTTGTTTATAAAAAATTTTTTTATCTTTTATATTGGTAATATATTTTGTACATAAATAATTATGTGTATTATTTATTTCACAATTAATACAACAAAATTCTTTATTAATAAATTTATTTAATCCACATTTACATTTATTATTTATATCCATAATAATAAATAGAAATATTATATTTTTCTATGCTATTCTTATTTACAGTATATTAAAATAAATTAAAATCTAACCAATATCTGTTATTTGAAAAATTTTTTAATGGTTTGATATTTAGAATACTATTACTCTGTTCTCCAAGCTCATATAAATCATTTCTAAAATCTATTACAGATATATCTATATCTGAAAAAGAATTACTTGGATTTTGAATAATTTTTTCAATATTAAAAATTCTTTTGCCTTCTATTAATTGAAATGCGCCTATATATAACGGACCATTAATAGTATCAACATTTATTGGAACATAACCTATATAAAAAAAATTATCGGCTTTATTTGTTTCGCAATAAATTCTCATGCTCATTATATCACTATACATAAATGGTTGATAATCTGTGTCTTCATCTTTTTTATATAAACTCATTTCATAAATCCAATTTTTACACCATTCAGATGTCATTCCATTATTTAATAATACTAAATTATTATGGTCTCCATTTTCTAATTTTTGAATTGGTATATTATAATTATTATTATTGTTATTATTAATACACATTTTAATATTTAATGAATTATATAAACTAAATAAGTTGAATAAAATAAATACTAATATATTTTTATATATCATTAATAATGTTCTATATTATATTAACATTATTAATTTATTTTTATATAATTATTTATTTTTATGTAATTATTTACAATTTATTATACATTTAAAAACTAGTAGGATGTGTTCTATTACCGCCTCTTTGATTTAGAAACTCCATTTGTTCTCTTGAAATACAAGCACAACCGGTTGATGAAGAATATTGTTGTGGTTTGGAGCAACATTTTGGATCAAATTTGTTTGCGTAAAATAAAAACATTTGATCATCGGGTAAAGGAACTTTGCCAGCTTGTATACCATCTAATGATTGAAATAAAGATGTTGTTGTATTTTTTGAAGGCATATCCCAAGTATCTCCTGGAACACCTTTACCGGTTCTCCATTCAATAGGAGCACCTAAAGCTTGGAACCCTTCTTTTAAAGAAGAAAATTTACTACATGAGCAAATAGTATAGCCACCAATTAACCAAACTAGTATAATAGTAAGTAAAATTACTTCTAATCTTATTTTAAATCCTAAAATATTTAAATCCATACTTTATACATATTTAAAAGATAAAAATATATATTTTTAATATATTTTTAATATATTTTTATTTTATCCAGTTGGAACCTTTGGGATCATTTGACTGGGACTGATATCTAATTTTGCTCCTATCTGAGCGATTATAATTGCTAATGGAACTGATAATGATATAAAAAATATTGTTCCAGCGATTGCCGCTGGTAATGTTGCGCCAAAAGTAAAAAACGCGCATGCATATAGTGCTAAAGTAGCAATAGCCAATGTTATTAAAACTAATAAAATAACTAATTCTATAATTGTTGCTATTAAAGATTTTAAAGTTAAATATGTACCAAATACTTGAAATAATCCAGCTGCCATTACACCATTTGTTTTATTTAATGTATCTCGCGCTATAATTGTATTTTGAATAATAGGAGTAGTAATATTCAAAGTGCGATTCATTACATCTTTAGTAACCTTATTACTTGTATTACGCATATTATTGAACATAGCTCTAATATTTCTTATTGATGTTATTATTTCTTTCCATGATTCTATTAATAATTTTACAAAATAATAAATAGGTTCTAAAATTGTAGAAATTATTGATGATAAAATATTATTTACACAAAAATTAAAATTTTCAGATGTTGTTTCGAGATTCGACTTGTTTGGATCATTAATAATCCATCCAGCAAATGGTATATAAATTGGATTACATTTATTTTGTGGCCAATCTTTTCTTAAACTTCTTACATGTGATAAAGTATAAAAATAACCTGTCGCTATAAAAAAAACAAATATTATTAAACTAGATATAATTAATTCCACGCCATATTTTTGAAAAAACCCTTCTTTACTATATAAATGATTAAATTTCGATATTATATCCATATAATATATAATTATAAATTGTTTATTATATTAAATCGCTCGAACAATTTGACCAGGAGGACCAGTCCAAACAGATTTACCAGTCATTACAGAACCAGATAAAATATATAAAAATGATGCTAAAATACCTAATGTTTTTCTAAATAAGTCTTCTATATTGAGAGTTAATTTTTGTATTTCTATTAAAATATTTAAAAAAATACCGAAAATACTTTTCACTATTGTCGTTATCCAATTTCTTATATTATTAAAAAATGCTCTTACAGAATTTACAGCTTCACTTATTACACCAGTTACCTCGCCGCTAAATGATAACGCGTAATTTATTGGCTCTAGAAAAGATCCCATTGAACTCATTTGCATATTTTGAATACAAAAACTAAAATTTTGCATAACATCATGATTAAAAAGACCCGCGAATGGCATAATACTCGGATTACATCTGTATTTAGGCCAATCATTTTCTATCTGTTTTAAACCAATTCCTAAAACACAAGCAAAGTATAATCCAATAAATACTAAAATAATTATTATAGCGGAAATTAATTCATAAGCATCCATAATAAATTATAATACTATAATTATTATAGATAATTATTATTTTATACTTATTTATTATTCATCTTCATTTGGAGTATCATACTCATCAATCCATCTAAATCTAACTTTTGTTGGAGGATCGCCTGGAACTCTATATGTTTGCCAATATCCTCCTTTTTTCATTCTTCCAAATTTTCTGATTTTTCTAGATGTTCTGATTTTTCTAGATTTTCTGATTTTTCTAGATTTTCTGATTTTTCTAGATTTTCTGATTTTTCTAGATTTTCTGATTTTTCTAGATTTTCTAGATTTATTTTTTCCTCCACTTTTAGTTTTATTAACCCAATTATCATTCTTAGCATCATTTTTAGATTGAACAAATTTTTCTGTGAGACCTTTTGATATATCTGTTCCTGTAATAGCTGTTGGTGGTCCATGTTGTTGAAATTGAACAACACTAATTTGTTTAGGTTTATTTCCACCACGAGTAGATTTTTTTTCTTGCTCCATAAACCAATTATAACTATGTTGTTGAGGATTTCCACTATTATTTTTTACTTTAAGAGCAAAAGGCGAGGCTTCTATACTTCTATTAGACATTATATATATTTATAAATAAAAATAATAAAAAAATAAAAATAAATATAATATATGTTGAATGATACGCAACGATTACATTTACAAGAAATGATTAAAGCAAATAATACTGAAGATACAACTAATGCGATTAGAGAAGTAAGACATAGTTCGATAATTCATTCTGAAGTTCAAGAACTTGTTAATTTAAAGCAAAAATATCCTAGATTATTAAAAACTAACCCACAGCAATTTGACGATATGTGCGTTAAACGTTGTAATTTTCTTTTTAATAATTATACTGAAATTTTTAATAAAGTAAAAAAAGATGAAATAGATTTACAAATGTTAAATAAATTTTTAAATGTTTTAAAACAAATAGAAGATGGTAAAATAGATCAACATGAAGGTTCATATATGGTTGGAACTATATTAAAAGAAATATATATTGATAGTGCTCTTAAAAAGGCTGAAAAAACAGATAAAAAAGATAAAAAAAATAAAAAAGATGATAAACCAATTAAACCTGTTAAAATTTCATGGAAAGATTATAAGCAAAAAATAACCTAGAATAAAATAAATAAAATAAAAAATATATTTAATTATAATATATATGGATTATCAAAAATTATTAGAAGATGTGTATAAAAAAGTAAAATCTAATAAAGGTGGAAAATTAGCATCATATATCCCACAACTTGCTAAAGCAGATCCTACAATATTTGGTATAACATTTTGTGATATAAATGGAAAATGTTATTCGGTTGGGGATTCTAATAAGAAGGTTCCTATAGAATCCATAAGTAAATTATTTTCGCTAGCTTTAGCAGTAAAAAATTTGGGAAAAAATGAAGTTTATAAAAAAATTGGTACAGATGGTTCTTTTATGCCTTTTAATTCTATAATTGCGGCAAAATTAGCACCGACACATACAATTAATCCCTATGTTAATCAAGGCGCAATGGCAACAACATCTTTATTGTATAAAAAAGATCAAAAAGAATATAAAAATCAAATATTAGATAACTTATCTAATTTTGCTAATACAGAATTAAAAGTTGGAGAAAGTGTTTATAAAAGCGAATCTGCTAGTAATACTACAAATATGAGTTTAGCTTATTTATTAAAATCATTAAATCGTTTTTATGCTCCAGTAGAACAAGCTGTTGATGCTTATACTTATCAATGTTCTGTTACAGTATCGTCTAAAGATTTAGCAACTATGGCATCTGTTTTTGCTAATGCTGGAAAACACCCAATAACTAATAAACAATTAATAAGTAAAGATGAAACAGAATATATTTTAAATACATTAAAACCAGAAGGTCTTTATGAATATTCTCCAACATGGATGGTTAAAACAGATGGTAAATCATATGCTAAAAGTGGTGTTGGTGGTGGAATATTAATTGTAATTCCAAATGTAGGTGGGATTGGACTTGTATCACCAAAATTAGATAAATATGGTAATTCTGTTAGAGGAATAGAAGCAGGTATTAAATTATCAAATAAATTGGGAAAAGACATGTTTAGAAATAAAAAAACTAGAAAATCAACGTCTAAACAACAAAAAACAAAAAAAAGCAAAAAAATGAAAAAAAAATAATTAACTATAATATAAATGTCTGCTCTTCATGCTTTCATAAATAGTGCTCCTGGACAATTCTTAATTGGTGGTTTAACTGTTGCTGGTATAGGTTTTGCTGGTAATAATGTATCAAATAAAGCAATTGCTGCTTTAATAGCTGCGATGCCGATTGGTATGCCTAGTTCAATATTTATTGATGATAAAAGTGTAGAAAAATATGCTTACAATCTTGTAATTATGACAATTGTTTTATTTGCTGCTACAACAACAAATTGGGCATTATTAAAATATGCTAAAATGAATAAATATAGATCAGTTTTAATTTCCTTACTTGTATTCTGGGGTCTAGGTATATTAGTAGCTTTATTAAAATAAAATAATTAAAATAATAATTGAAATAATTTATAAATATTAAATTATTTATAAATTATGACTTATACATTAGTTATTGTTGAATCACCTGCTAAATGTCAAAAAATAGAGAAATATTTAGGACCAGGGTATAAATGTATTGCTAGCTATGGACATATTCAAGAATTAAATGGTTTAAAAAGTATAAATTTAGATACATTTATTCCAAGTTTTACACCTATGGATTCGAAACTACAACAAATTCAACGAATTAGACAAATGATTACTAATAGTATTGATGTATTACTAGCCACTGATGATGATCGTGAAGGCGAAGGAATTGCTTGGCATATATGTAAGTTATTTGATTTATCAATTGAAAATACAAAAAGGATTATTTTTCATGAAGTAACAGAAACTGCTTTAAAAAATTCTGTAAAAAATCCATTAAAGTTGAATATGAATATGGTTAATGCACAGCAAGGAAGACAAATATTAGATTTGTTAGTTGGGTATAAAATATCACCATTATTATGGGAAAATATTTCAAGAACAAAAAAAGGATTAAGTGCTGGTAGATGTCAAACTCCGGCTCTTAGATTAGTATATGATAATCAAAAAGAAATAGATAAATCTCCTGGAAAAAAAGTATATAATACAACTGGATATTTCACTGATCATAATTTAGATTATACATTAAATTATAATTTTGAAGATGAAGATAAAGTAATTGAATTTTTAGAAGAAACAACTGAATTCAAACATATATTTAGTTGTAGTAAACCAAAAGAAAGTGTAAAAAAACCACCAACCCCTTTTACTACTAGTTCTTTACAACAAGCTGCTAGTAACGACCTACATGTAAGTCCAAAAGAAACAATGTCTATTTGTCAAAAATTATATGAAAGTGGTTATATTACTTATATGAGAACTGATAGTCAAATATATAGTAAGGAATTTATTGAGAAAATTAAACCATATATTAGTGAGCAATATGGCGAAGAATATATTCATAAAAATGTAGATTTATTAAGTGAAAAACCTGTAGAAAAAAATACAAAAAAAGGTAAAAAGAAGAAAGAAGAAAATAATAACGCTCAAGAAGCTCATGAAGCTATTAGACCTACAAATATAAAATGTAATAAATTACCTGATGATATGGAATCTAAAGAAAAACGCATGTATAATTTAATTTGGAGAATAACTATGGAAAGTTGTATGGCTGATGCTTTATTTAATAGTATAACTTCAAAAATAACAGCTCCCTTTAAGCATGAATACAAATATACAACGGAAGAACTTGTATTTATTGGATGGAAAATAGTTGGTGGATATAAAGATGATAATAAATTTTACAAATATTTATTAGCATTAAAACAAAATAGTGAATTAAATTATCGAAAAATAACTAATAAACTAACTATAAAAGATTTAAAAATGCATTATACAGAAGCTAAGTTAGTTCAAATGCTAGAGCAAAACGGTATTGGTAGACCTTCTACATATTCATCACTTATTGATAAAATTCAAGAGAGAGGTTATGTTAAAAAAGAAAATATAAAAGGGAAAAAAATTAAATGCACTGATTTTGAATTAGAAAATGATGAAATTACAGAAATTGAAAAAGAGAGAGAATTTGGTAATGAAAATAATAAACTAGTAATACAAGAAATAGGAATTCTTGTATTAGAATATTTATTGAAAACATTTGATGCATTTTTCGAATACGAATACACAAAACAAATGGAAAATGAATTAGATCAAATATCTAAGGGTGATAAAGAATATCAAGATTTATGTAGAAAGTGTGTTGATGCTATAGATGCTTCTATTCCAAAAAAAGTAGATCCAGAAGATAATGGTGTAATCAAAAGTAATCTAGAAATACAAATCGATGATAAACATTCATATGTCATAGCAAAATATGGTCCTGCTATTAAATGTAAAGATGGAGATAAAATATCATTCAAATCTGTTAAAAAACACATTGATCTTGATAAACTAAAAAATGGAGATTATGTTCTAGAAGAAATAATTGAATTGGATAATAAATTTCTTGGTAAATATAAAAGTGATAATCTTTATATTAAAAAAGGCAAATATGGTATTTATGCTGAATGGGGATCAAATAAAAAATCATTGAATGAAATTAAAAAAGAAATAGAAGTATTAGAATTAGATGAAGTAATTGAATATATAGAAAATAATGAAGGAACCGGTGGTAAAAATTGTGTAAGAGTAATTGACAAAAGTCTATCTATTCGTAATGGAAATTATGGTGATTATATATTTTATAAAACTGAAAAAATGTCAAAACCCCAGTTTTATAAATTAGGAGGATTTAAAGAAGATTATAAAACGTGTTCCATTACATTGTTAAAAAAATGGATAAATGATACTTATTTTAATAAATAAAAATTAAATAATAATTAAATAAGATTAATTATATAAAAAAATATAATCTGAACCTTTAATATTATATAATTTATAGCCAAAATCAAGTAATTTAATAAATTTATTTTTTGTAAATTCAAAATCTATACCACCATAATGATCAGACCAAGATTCTAAAACTATAATTGGTTTACATTTTTTAATTGTTTCCATAGCGCCATCTATTACTAATTCTTCATAACCTTCTACATCAATTTTCATAAAATCTATTTTATCTATTTTCAAAGAATCAATAGAAATTAATTCCACAAAAATTTTATTCTCTGTAATTTCTTTATAATAATTTGGTCTACTCATTGGATTATCTGATAGCCCTGAACCACCTGGGTTACCACCTGGAATCCAATCAAATGATGTAATTTTATTAATATTAGACAATCCTTTATTTGATAAAACAATATTTTTTAAATTATTTATTTCTATATTTTTTTCTAATAAAAAATTACTTTTGGGCATAGGTTCAAAAGCATATACTTTTTTTGAAATCATTCCTAATTTAATAGTATGACTTCCTATATGGCATCCGGCTTCTAATACAACACTTTCTTTATTAATATATTCATCGAAAATATTATGAATATGAGGTTCCCATATCTTATTATTTTCTAAAGTTTTACTAATCTCACAATTATCATAAATATAAAATTTACCATTTGTGGAATTATTATAATTATTTACTTTAACTAATTTAAACATCCTATTATAATATATAAATTATAACTTTTTTATATATTATTAACTTAGATTCATAATTTGAGTATTCGAATTATTATTAATAATATTTTCAATTGAAAATAATAAACTATCTAGAGGGATTGATGTAAAATCGTTTTCTACATGTTTTATTTTTCTTACAAAAATTATCCATTTACTAAGTATTTCTCTGAATTCCAATGGAAAATGTATATGATAATCTTTATATTTGGAGAGAATATTTGATTTGAAACTTTCTAGATTATTTCTTACATTTCTTACATCAGACAAAAGAGAATATAAAATATAAATTTTTGTATTGTCCTTATATTCCCTCTCATTCTTCATAATAATTAATGGAATATTGAAACATTTATACTCAATAATCTCATCAAAATATTCTTGAAGAGCGATAGTATATATTTTTTGTGCTAGTTCAGGAAGAGTAACTCGTGAAAGAAGAATCGCCATCAAAGTATTTTATTATTTAATAATACATTTTTTAAATAATAAAAAATCAATTTTATTTTATTTTATTTTATTTACAATCATAATCAACCATTTCTTTTACTAATTCATCAAAATTTATTTCAGGTTTCCATCCTAATTTTTCAAATGCTTTATGTGAACTACCTAATAATTCTTCTACTTCTGAATTTCTAAAATATTTACTAGATATAAATATATATTCTCTCTTTGTATCTTTACAATAACCAATTTCATTTAAACCTTCTCCTTTCCATTCTATGTTTATATTTTTTAATTTAAATGAATTTTCAATAAATTCACGGACACTATGATATTCATTAGTAGCCAAAACATAATCATCAGGTTTATCTTGTTGAAGCATTAACCACATTCCTTTTATATAATCTTTTGCATGACCCCAATCTCTCATGGAATTAATATTACCAAGGACTAATTTATCTTGTTTTCCCGATAATATATTACCAAGAGCAATAGTTATTTTTCTAGTTACAAAATTATGTCCTCTACGAGGACTTTCGTGGTTAAATAGTATTCCAGAACATGTAAACATATTATATGCTTCTCTATAATTCTTAGTAATCCAATGTGAATATAATTTAGCTACACCATATGGAGAGCGAGGATAAAAAGGTGTATTTTCAGTTTGGGGAACTTCTTGAACCTTACCAAACATTTCAGATGTTGATGCTTGATAAAATTTAATTTTTGAAATATCTATTTTACATTTTCGGAGAGATTCTAAAAGTCTAAGAGTTCCAAGGGAATCAATATTTGCTGTATATTCTGGTAAATCAAAAGAAACCTTTACATGACTCATAGCAGCTAAATTATAAACTTCTAAAACTTCTATGTTTTCACTATAATTATCATAAATTTCATTTAAAATATTTATTAAACTATTTTCATCACTCAAATCACCATATCTGAGATATAATTTATCAAAAATATGATTAAGTCTCTCTGTATTAATATTTGATGCTCTTCTAATCATACCCCAAACATCATAATTATTATCTAATAAAAATTCACTTAAATATGAACCATCTTGTCCGGTTATTCCTGTAACAAATGCTATTTTTGACATTATATAAAAAATAAGAATATATTTAATATGATTTTTATTAAATAGATTATTATTAAATTAAATTACAATCTAAAAGAACTGGGTGTATTAACATTGAATTTTTTAGGTATTTCATTTCTTAATTGATTAATTTCGATACTAAAATTAAAATCAATATCTCCAAACCATACAGGTGTTCCATCGTGATATCTAAATTTGAATTTAAAATCTTGAATTCTCTCTATAACAGGGTCAAAATAAGTCATATTTTGTAATAAACCATTGCGTGAATCAAATTGTTGTCCAGGTGGATATATTGTAGTTGGTATTTTAGCAAAAGCAGTATTTACTCTTCCATTTTGTTTATTATTAAATGTGCTATTACTATTAAAATCATTATTGGGATTTTGGCTATCGATATCTAATTCATCATAATTATTCCATTTATCTAATTCTAAATAAATTGTCTCCGATTGTAAAAAAGTGAATACATTTTCACCTAAAATTGAATAATTTGTTCCATTAGAATTAGTAAGCCAAATATTTGTAGAAACAAATTCGGGTTTAACATATTCAATATATAAATTTTTTGTTCCAGGATTAGAAGAATATTTTTTTCTATCATATCCAATATAATATGGAAATCCCCATTTAACTGGATTGTAAAATACAGATGTTAATCTTCCGCAAGGTTCTAATTGTTGTTTTCTACCATTAACACAACAATCTAATGTATATGTAATTTCTTGATCAAATAATAATTCAAAAGCATCTAATTCATTTCCGAATGAAAACTTTTGAGTTACTTCATTGTAAAATACTTTAAAATAGTTATAATCAGAAATATTTGATAAACTATTTTCTTCGCTAATTGTTTTATTCATAATAAATTCTAATGAATTTTGTAATGTTGTTGGGTTATAAAAACCATCAGGTATAGTTATTAAATATTTTCCTTTATGTGTTCCGCTTGTTAATTGTATATAAAATTTAGTATTTTGTTTTGCTGTTGAAAAATTAAAATACATTGCTGGTAAATTTATTTCAACTATTCTCATAGATTGTATATTAATATATTGTTGAGGACATCGGATGCTAAATTCATGAGAGAATGGCCAAGATTTTATATCACGATCAGATGAATGAATAGAAAGTAATTTTCTATCTAAATTAAAATTTTGAACTCTTTCAATTATTGGATGACTACTTGTAGATATATTAATATTATTACTTGTTGGAGGAAAAAAACTCATTAATAATTTAATAATATATAATAATATTAATAAATATATCTAATAAAAAATAATAAATTATTATATATGGACTTTTATAAAATAGAATACATAAATACATTTATTATTTGTTTAGCAATTATTGGTATTGTAACAAGTTCTGCTTCTACATTATATACAAATGTAGAAGGAATAATCAGTGGATATAGTATAACTGTTGGTAGTTTTTTACTGTTATTTATATCAACATTTATAGATTTAATTAAAAAGACGATTTCAACATCGCAAATCGTAAGTTTGCTATTTGCTATATTTGTATTAATAGTTATATGTAGTGCTTTATTAATATTAAATTTAAAAAATAAAAAAGCTATCAAACAAGGTAATGTTGCTAAAGAATATTATACATATAATTCAATTGTAAGTATATTTATTATTATTCAAACACTTATATTGTTAAATAATATATCAAATATATCAAAAATGGATACAATTGGATTATCATTTGTTTCAATTATTATAGGATTAATTAATTTAATATTTGTTTCGTATATGTTTGTCATTTTAACATTATTTTCAACGGATGGTTAAAATATTATCAAATTTTATAAATTTAAAAGTTAATCCTATATTATTACTAGCTTGCCATATTCCAGAAATTTTTAATATATATTTTGTATAAATTTCTTGATATTTAGTATAATCAATATTAATAAAATTATTATTGAAATACTCTCGTATTTTATAGTTTTTAATTTTCTGTTTAGAAAATTTATTTAATATATTATCTTCCAAACTTTGAATAAATACTAATAATCCATGATTATTATTTTTATCTTTATTATCTATATTACAAATTAAATATATACCATTCATTGTTAGCAAATTGTTTGAATATATAATTCTTATAAACTTTGAATTATTAATTATAATATTTTTAATCGGTTCTAAAAAAAAAATATCATCTGTACTTAAATCTTTTGTCGATAATGCAATATTCATATGATAATTAATTTTGTTTTATAATTTTTAAATTAATTATTAATCAACATAAATAATAAAAATATAGGAATATCCCTATCTATGTTATTTATATTGTTTAATAAGTCATCTAATCTATCAATTTGCTTATTTAAATTATTAATTTTTTGTATTAAATATTCTCTCCAAACATTTGAAAAATTCGGATAATTATCTTTTACAAGATCTACTTTATATAAAATAGTTTCTATTTATAATAGATAATAAAATGAATTTTTTATTAATTTTATTAACTTAAATATTATTTTTGTAATTAAAATAAGTATGAAATTTAATGAAACTTTATTTGATGAATATATATCTAGTAATAATAATTACGACTTACATAAAAAAATAGATTTTAGTAAAATAGAAAACATAAGCAATTTACCTAATATAATAATTTATGGTCCTCCTGGAATAGGTAAATATACCCAAAGTTTAAAAATAATAAATCAATATAGTGATTTTAATTTAAAATATGAAAAAAAAATTTTAATAGTTTTTAATAAAAATAATTATTATTACAAAATAAGCGATATACATTATGAAGTTGATATGGAATTATTAGGTTGTAATTCAAAAACTTTATGGCATGAAATTTTTAATCATATTGTCGAAATAATCATATCTAAAAATAATAAAAAGGGTATAATATTATGTAAAAATTTTCATTCAATTAATAGTGAATTATTAGAGATATTTTATAGTTATATGCAAAAACATTATAATAATAATAGTATAATTCGATTTATATTAATATCTGAGAATATCTGTTTCATACCTGATAATATTAGTAATAATTGTAAAATATTAAATATTAGTAGACCAACCAAAAATAATTACAATAAATGTTTAATTAAAAAGATTGGAAATAATGTAAATATTAATGATATATGTAATATAAAAGACATAAAAAATAATATAGATATAGATTTTTGCTATAAAGATTATTCAGAAAAAATTTTAAATGTTATAAATAATTATGAAAATATTGAATTTATGACTTTGAGAGAAAATATATATGATATTTTTATTTACAATATTGATATTAATTTGTGTATTAATTATATTATAAAAAATTTAATAGAGAGAAATATTATAAAATCACATAAAATATCAGAAATATTAAAAATAACATTTGATTTTTATTTATACTATAACAATAATTATAGACCTATATATCATTTAGAGAAATATGTATTAAATATAATATCGATAATAAATGAATTATAAAAAAGCCATAAAAATATTAGAAATTGAAGGGAAATTTGATTATAAAATATTGAAAAGTAGATATTATATGAAAGCTTTAAGATATCATCCAGACAAAAACAATGAACCGCGTGCTGAAGAAAAATTTAAAGAAATATCAGAAGCATATATTTATTTAAATAAATATATTAATAGCAATAATAAAGAATTATATCATGAATCTAGAGAGAATTATTCTAGTAATGATTTTGAAAATACTATTTATGATTATAAAAATATTTTATATAAATTTATTCTCTCATTAAATGACAATTTTACAATAAATGAAAATGATATTGAATATTTTAATAGTATTTTTCATAATGAAAATATTAAATCACTATTAAAAGTTTTTAAACTATTACCAAAAAATAAGGTTAAAAGTATATACAATTATTTAATAAATATAGATTTAATTAAAGATTCAATAATAATAAAAGAAATAGAAAAAATTTTGGAAGAAAATAATAAACAGGATACTAAATATATTATTATTCCATCAATAGATAATTTATTAAATCATGAAGTTTTTAAAATAAAAATAGAAAGTGATGAATATTTTATCCCATTATGGCACAATGAAATAATATATGAAACTTCTAATAATACATTAATCTTTGAATGTATACCACAAATAGATAATCATATTTTTATAGATGATGATAATAATATATTTATTAACGATAATGTTGAATTACATTCTTTATTGGAAAAAGAACATTATGAAATAAGTATTGGAAATAGTAAATATAATATTATTATGGAAGACATTAAAATAAAAAAAAATCAAATAATAACTATAAAAAATAAGGGTATATCAAATATAGATTATGAAAATATATATAATATAGAAAATAAAGCTAACATATATATAAACCTTACTTTGTATTAATAATAATAAAAAAAATTTATTATTATTTTAATAATTTAACTACTAAACTAATAAAGTTAATTTATTATTTTATTTTTCATATTTTTGTATTATTTATTTACTCATCTGCTTTCTTCTTACGAACTACTTTCTTCTTAGGAGGAGCAGGTGGTTCATCTAGATCAACTTCCTTTGTTTTTGTTGGTGTTTCTACTTTTTCTTCTTCAACTTTTTCTGCTACTTTTTCTGCTACTGGTTCTGGAGCTACAGATGGTTCATCTTCATCGTCATCGTCGGTATCTTCAACAACCTTAGCAACAACATCATTAGCATCATCTTCATCAAGACTTGCGGTTTGAAGTTTACTCTTATCTTCGGTTGAAAGATTGATAAAACACTGACCCTTAAGATTCTGCTTTGGTTTTACTACTGCCTGAAGAAGCTTCCATGTAACACCAAATTTACCATTAGCAAACCAAATGCCACCACACTGAATTACTGTAGCTGTATTTGAAGCTTTTGTAATAAGTTCAATAGGAGTTACTCCTGATGATGATGGGAATAGCTGCGTCTGCTCCATATCATAAAGTTCACACTTCCATTCTCCTTCCCAGAAGGGAATCTTTACACGAAGAGAAGGTGAGCGGCTAGTATCAGGATCACCAGAAGGATCTTTTGGATATTTAAGAATTGGTGTGAATAGAGCATCTACAACATCAGTTGTCATCTTTGCCTTATTCATCCATTCTTTTGAATTAGTAATGGCATCAGCTTTAATTTTGCTTTCAAAAGCAATCATATTATCAAGGAACTTCTTAATTTCTGGTGTCGAATATTCTTCATTTGGAAACTGAAGTGACATATCATATGTTCTCTTTCCAGATTGTTCATCAACATATTCATTAATTCCCCATGTTAGCATAAGAGGTGTCGATACAAATAAACTTTTATTGCTTTTCTTATTTAGAATACCAATGCTTTTACCGCCAACACTATTAACCTTTGGCTTTGTATAAACGAAGCTGCTAAGGTCATCTGTAACACCGTTAAGAATCATATTATCAGCGCCTGCCATTATTGATAGTTTAATATATTGTATTCTCTTTAAATCAATTTTTTTTTAAAATATATAAAAAGTAAAATAAAAAATTTATAAAATCATATTTTCAAAGAAGTCTATTATATTTTTACTGTAATCTCTGTTAAAAAAAATATTTTTATTTTTATTATATTTAAATATTTGTGGGTTATTGTCCCAAATATCTATTTTTTTATTTTTTTTTATATCCATACCAAAATATGGAAATGAAATTATTTTTTCCGCATTTGAAAAAAATGTTGCCCAAAAACATAATGTGCTATTTGATGTTACAATATATTTTGATTTAATAATACTATTTATATCTTCAATCAAAGTTTGCTCTTTATATATTGGTATTTTATTTATTGATTTAATTTTATTTATTAATTTAAACATGTATAACTTTTCCCATCTCTCATTTAATTTATCACATATTATATATATTTTTTCATAATTCTCTCCATATTTTTTTATACAATCTACATAATAATCACAATTAATTATTAAATGTCTATTATTTGGCAAATAATAATCTCCCAGTCTTACATGTATTGAAAAATAGTCTTCTGTTTTATATTTTTCAACTACTATATTTAAAATTCTCTCTTTATTTAAATAAAAAATTTCTTCATATTGAAAAAATCCATCAAATATATATATACCTTTACCATAATATGGTAATTCGTAGTTTTCAATATTAAAATCCTTATCTCTCAATCTATATGTTTTCAAATCTTCATCAAAAATATTATTTTCATCTATAGAATTCTTTTTTAACTTTATATAATTATTCTTTATTTCTGTTATTAATGTTAAATTGTGTTTCTCTCCATATAATCTACCCATAAAATAAATGAATAATTGATTTCCATACCCACCATAATAATTAATTTTTATATATCCATTACTTTTACTCATTACACATTATTGGAAATTTATTTTTATTTTATTTTATTTTTTATTTTCAAAACTTAAAAAATTAAAAATTAAAAAATTGAAATATAATTTTATTTAGATAAGTATACCACCAACAAACTTCTATCAAATCAAATCAAATCAAATCAAATGTCTTTCATTGAGCAGATGCGTTCCCTTGCTATTGCGCAGGTTGATGTTGTTGTAAGTGAAGATGCTAACGTTCT